CGGGCTGGTGTTGGGGTTGGTTGTGATCGCGGTTGAAGAGGTGCGGGGGAGGCGGAATGGCAGATAAGTCCGTGTCGCTGCCTTTCCCCGACCAGCGGTTGAATCCCAACGCGCGCATTCACCGTATGGCCAAGGCGAAGGTTTTTGCGGCGGCCAAAAACGAGGCGTACCTGTTGGCGGCCGGTGCGGGCTTGCGGGGGTTTCGGGGGCGGAAAATACGCATTGTGTTCACGCCGCCCGACAGGAGGAGGCGCGATTTGGACAACCTGCACGCAAGCATGAAGGCCGCTTTGGACGGAATCGCGCTTGCCGTCGGATGCGATGACAGTGAGTTTTGCCCGGTTGTGATTGACCGCACGTCGCCGAAAAAGGGCGGGGCGGTATTGGTGGAGTTGAGCGAATGAGCAGGGGCGCAAGGGTAAACAGGCCGTCTGAAATCCTAATTAGAACGGACGGCAGTCTAATTAGAACGGGAAAGGATTTGAAATGGCGGTAAATGTTGCGGTGGTGAAAACGACGGCGGGAACGCTTGCACCGGCGACGGCATACGATGCGGAATTGTTGCGGGATTACGCCGCCGGTCGGCAGTTGAAGGTGGAAATTAAGCAGATGGGCAACCGCAGTTATCAGCACCATAAGCTGTTTTTCGGCGGGTTGCTGCCTTTGGCGTATGAATACTGGGTGCCGTCGGGCGGGCTGGTGACGGACGGGGAGCAGAAGCTGATCAGCGGTTTTGCGCGGCGGCTTGAGGCCATGCATTCGAGCGGCGGCTTGTTTTTGGAGTTTGCCGACGAGTTTGTACGGATGGTGGCGGCAAAGCGGGGCGAGAAAATCGGCGCGGTGTTGCAAAGTATGGAGGCTTTCCGCAAGTGGCTGACGATTGAGGCGGGATATTTCGATGTTTACGAGACGCCGGACGGTTACCGCAAGGAGGCGAAAAGCATCAGCTTCCACAGTATGGGTCAAGAGGAGTTCAACCGGTTTTACCGGGACTGCTTTCAGGTGGCTTGGAACATGATGTTGTCGTCGAAGTTTGAGTCGGAGGAGGCCGCCGAACGGGCGGCTATGGAGATGATGGAGATGGGCGGATGAGTAAGATTACGCAGTCGGCACGCGGCGAGCGTTGCCAGATACGTTTCCCGGGCGTTTGCAATTATGACCCGGAAACGACGGTTTTCGCGCATTACCGTTTGGCGGGCTATTGCGGTACGGGCATCAAGCCGCCCGACTTTATGGGCGCGTATGCCTGTTCGCGCTGTCACGACGAAGCCGATCGCCGCACGCGGCATTTGGAGGCGGACTTTGTGCAGACGGCCTTTGCCGAGGGGGTGATGCGGACGATGGTGCGGCTGGCGGAAAAGGGTTTGCTACTGGAGGGGTAATCATGAGTGAGGTGAGCAGGTACGGGCGGGTGTTCGGGGAGCGGCATCCGGTGGCGAAGTTGTCAGATGAGGATGTGGGGCGGATTCGGGCGTTGAATGCGCGGGGGGTGTCGTATGCCGATTTGGCGGAAGCCTTTGGGTTGAGTGTGTCGGCGGTGGGGAAGATTTGCCGTTTCGAGCGGCGGTATGTGATTACGGCAAAGTGGAGGGATTGCGATGCTGACGGATAAGCAGCAGCGGTTTGTTGAGGAGTATTTGGTGGATTTGAATGCGACGCAGGCGGCTGTCCGGGCGGGATACAGTGCGAAGACGGCGAATGAGCAGGGGGCGAGGTTGTTAGCAAATGTTAGTGTTCAAAACGCTATCAGGGAACGGCAGGCGGCGCGTTCGGCGAGGACGGAGGTGACGCAGGATTGGGTGTTGCGGCGTTATGCGATGATTGCGGGGGTGGATAAGCGGCAGTTTTTTTATGATGACGGGTCGCTGAAGCCTGTGTCGGAGTGGACGGAGGAGATGGCGGCGGCGGTCGGTGGTTTTGATGTGGTGGAGTCGGGCGGCGAGGGTGTGCCTGTGATGTTGAAGCGGTTGAAGTTTTTGGACGGGAAGGCTGCTTTGGATAGTATTGCGCGGCATTTGGGGATGTTCAACGATAAGGTGAAGCTGGATGTGGATGTGTCGCTGGCCGAGCGGCTGGTGCGGGCGAGAGGCCGTCTGAATGATGATGAATGATGATGTGATTGCGGATGCGGCGGCGCGTTGCCGTTTTGACCCTTTGACGTGGGCGCGGTTTGCCTTCGATTGGGGGTATGGCGAGTTGGACGGCTATGCTGGGCCGAGGGCGTGGCAGGCGCAGGCGTTCGGTGAGGTTGCGGCACATTTGCAGAATCCCGAAACGCGTTATATGCCGTTGATGCTGGCGCGGGCTTCGGGGCACGGTATCGGGAAGTCGGCGTTTATCGGGATGTTGGTGAACTGGGCTTTGAGTACCTGCGACGATTGTAAGGTGGTGCTGACTTCCAATACGGATACACAGTTGCGCACGAAGACTGCGCCGGAGGTGGGGAAGTGGCAGCGTTTGAGTATTACGCGGGAGTGGTTCGATGTGTCGGCGACGAGTATCGCGGTGCGGGATAAGTCGCACGCGAAGACGTGGCGGGCGGATTTTGTGCCGTGGAGCGAGCATAACACGGAGGCTTTTGCGGGTTTGCACAATAAGGGCAAGAGGATTTTACTGGTGTTTGACGAGGCTTCGGCGATTGCGGACAGGGTGTGGGAGGTGGCGGAGGGTGCGCTGACGGATGAGGAGACGGAGATTATTTGGGTGGCGTTCGGCAATCCGACGCGCAACACTGGCAGATTCAGGGAGTGTTTCCGCCGTTATAAGCACCGCTGGAATCACGCGCAAATCGATAGTAGGACGGTGGAGGGGACAAATAAGGCGCAGATGGCGAAGTGGGCGGAGGACTACGGGGAAGAGAGTGATTTTTTCAAGGTGCGTGTAAGGGGGATGTTTCCGAGTATGAGTGCGCGGCAGTTTATTTCCGAGGCGGATGTGGCGGCAGCCTACGGGCGGCATGTGCCGGAGGGTGCGTATGCGTTTGCGCCAAAGATTTTGACGGTTGACCCTGCGTGGGAGGGGGATGACGAGTTTGTGATTGGGTTGCGACAGGGTTTGGTGTTCAGGATTTTGGAGACGTTTGCGAAAAACGACAATGACTTAATCGCGGCGCAGAAAATCGCGCGTTATGAGGATGAGCATGGGGCGGACGCGGTGTTTATTGACGCGGGATTCGGCACGGGGATTAAGTCGGCGGGCGAGGGTTTGGGCAGGTTTTGGACTTTGGTGTGGTTTGCGAATAAGTCGGACGATGCGGGTTGTTTGAATAAGCGCGCGGAAATGTGGAAGGCGGCGCGGAACTGGCTGAAAGACGGCGGGGCGATTCCGCCCGACCCGGTGTTGCGTGATGAGTTGCAAGCCCCTGAAATTGTGCCGAGGGCGGACGGGAAAATCCAGATAGAAAGTAAGAAGGATATGAAGGCGCGGGGTGTGCCTTCGCCGAACAGGGCGGATGCGCTGGTGCTGTCGTTTGCGTTTCCGGTGTTGCCGCGCGGGACGGGCGGTGCGGATGCAGCGCGGGCGCGTCGGGAGTACCATCCGTTTTAATGATTTTGTTTTGTTTTAAATCAATGGATTATGTTTTTCTGCGGGGAATGTACCCGTGATAAATTTTGGTCGGGGATAGGATGGCTTTGGTAATGGTAAGCCGTCTGAAAGGTGTGTGATGTTGGAAATTAAAGCGGTGCGGGTGTCGGAGTGGTTCGGGCAGGCGCAGGCGTTGGCGCGGGAACACTGGCAGGAGACGGAGGCGGGCTTTTCGGATGTGCCGCCCGACTTGGATTTGGATGTGTACAGGGCGATGGAGGATGCGGGGAATGCCGTGGCGTTCGCGGCGTTTTCAGACGGCCTGTTGGCGGGTTATGTGTCGGGCTTTGTTGTCCGGCATACGCATTATGCGTTTTTGGTGGGGCAGCATGATTTGCTGTTTGTGTTGCCGCAGTTTCGCAAGGGTCGCACGGGCTTGCGCCTGATGGCGGCCTTCGAGGCGGCGGCGAAGGAGAAGGGGGCAGGGTGTGTGTTGTATCACGCCAAGCCCGACAGTGTGTTCGCGCGTTTGCTGCAACGGCAGAGGGCGCGTGTTGAAGAGTGTGTTTTTTTTAAGGAGGTATGAAATGCCGGCAGCAATTCCATATGTTACGGCCGCGATTGCGGCC